ATTATCTACAAAAGATAGTACGCGCATCTTAGCGCGTTCTTCTGCAATCTCTGCAATTTTCTTTTTGGCTATAGTTTCAGCCTTTAATAACTTGGCAGGATCTGTGATCCCTTTAGTATGTGCTGCAATATAAGCATCATAAAATCCAGTTTCTTGCATTTGCTTACGAACCTGGACTATCTCCTGGAATACCATTGGCTCACGGGAGAAGCGAGCATTTTGCTCACCCATCCAGTCCCAACCGCGTGACATCAGAGATGCTGTGTAATTATCACTATCTGATACTGGAATAAGTTTAGGACCAAGGATCGAAGGTGGCATATCAATAGCCTGGGTAGGTAGATCACTAAGGTTTAGTTCGCCACTTACTTTATAGGATTGAGTTGTATCATCAAAAACTCTTACCTTGTTAAGAAAATCTGTATTAAGAGTTAACTTCTCATCATTCCTGGTAAACAATTGCTTAGCAGAATCAAATACTGCTTTAGCGTGGATGTCAATGTTTCCATTTACTCCTGGTGAGTACAGACGGAATCTACTTGCTACATCTGGATTCTCTGTTAACCAAGCCTTGATAAGAGGCAAAGCCTTTGCTTCGTTATCTAGATTAGCAACAGCAATTCTTCCAAGTTTGTCATTAGCAAAGAAGTTTACTTGCATCATCCAGGATATAAGAGATGTGTCATCGTACATATTAGGTGTGATATTGTCATATCCAGCACCTTTTAACTTGCGAAGTTTTTTAGGAAGATTAACTTTAAGTTCAGCAGTTCTACCATAACGGCGTTGGTCTGCTATCGCACGAGTGGCAAAGTCTGTTCCAGTAAAAGAGTTCTTTCCACCTTCTACAACATCAGCAAGTGCGTTATCTAAGTTACCGTAACGAATATGCTCTGCTAATATCTCAGCATCTTTTTTACCAATGGTAATACCAGCACGAGCAAGTTTGGATTCAGTTACTGCTGTAGCGTATATCTCACGGATCTTTGTTACATCACCTTGAGCCGCTGTAATTTGTGCAGTAAAGCGATCACGATCTGCTGCGCGTACTACACGATTGATTACTCCAAGTGGATCTGCTGATATTCTGCCAAGAAGTTTTCCGTCGGCATCATATTTGGCAAAGGTACGAACTTTAGTTGAAAGAAAACGTCCCTTGGCTAATCCCCAAGGTGAGTTACCGATAGCAAGATGAACCATTAAATCTTCGGTAGCGTTACGTACCGCATATCTTGGCCCTGCCAAGGTAAGAAATGACCAATAAGAGGTCATCTTATTTACCCAATCTGCGTGAGCAAGATTTCCAAATATTTTTAATAGACCATCTCTACTTGCTAAACGATCAATGTCTGCAATACTAGGTGCGCTAACAAGTGATGTTAATTGAGATGGGATAACTGCCATTGATTCCCCATCAGGACCGAACTGAGATGGGTTATACTTTTCCTTCATACCATTAGGAAGTAATCGTTCACCATCTGCTGCATATTTTCCTGGATTTTTACCAGTAGCAGCGCGTACAAGATCATCTCCACCAGTAGAAACTTTTAATCCTCTGAAGTCAGAGATAGTTTGCCACAAACCGTAGAAGATTTCCTTACGAGTTCCCTCATCTGCTGCATCAAAAGCCTCACGTACTGCCTTAGAGTAATATTGTGGCATATTAGTACGGGCTAATTGATAAATCTTTTCAGAAGCATCTTTGCCAAGTACATCAAAGAATCCATCATTGAAAAGTGGTACATAAGTAAACTTTTGTTTGAAACGATCTAAACGATACTGCACTTGTTCTGTAGAAAATCTAGCCATACCCTTTGGTTTAATTTGCTTTAATCCAGAAACAACCTCTGCTCTACCTGCTTCGGTTGTAAGTTTTGCAGCAATACCATCATTAGTTACTGCACCAAAGTATAATGCTTCAACAAGTTTAGATCCAACTTTATCAATGTCAAAGACTTTGTTTACAGTTGTTAGCGCTGCAATACGAGCCTTGCGGGATGCGTCTAAACGTGGAATAAGCACACGAGGACGACCTGGTTGACCTTTTAATATTTCAACCATTTGTGCGGAGTTTTGAAAGTAAGCCTTGGCGGTGGAAGCATTTGCTATTGGAACTGATAAATTATTCATCTCATCAATTACCGATGGACCAAACTCTGGTGCAATAGTTTTTAAGTTATTACGAGCAGCAACTGCTGCTTGATTATCACCAGATTTTTGAGCAGTGCGAAGTTTAGAAAGTTCAGCACCATAGTTATCCCAAAAGTTTATTACCTTTGGTTCTGCAAATACTTCATCTAGATCTCGTGGGTTTAATGGTCCTACTTGCCACCATTTAGTTTTACCAGCAGTGCCAAGAACTACATCCAATGAATACTTAGCAGCATTAACTGCCTTTACTGCCTTGCCTGCTGCAAGAGTTGGATCACTAAATACTCTATAAGCAGCATCAACAGCACCGGATATTGCACGATAGAATAATCCAGATCCTTCTAATTGCTTAGGTGTGACTAAATTTGCAACTTGACGACCAGGAGAATACTTTGCAGCATTAACTGCATCTAATATATTTTGAAATTTATCTGCCTCTGAACCTTTTTCACCAACAGATGCGGCATAGGCTTGTTGGGCTGGAGTTAATGTTTGTCCTTGAGTAAGTTTTGCTAAAGGAGTTCCTGCGGCTACTGCCATAGCAACTGCTACTTCGTCATCACCAAATTCATTTTTAGCATTAGTAATTCTATTTGGATTAAATACTTTGTTACCATTATCATCAGCAGTTCTCCAAGCATCAGAGATGCCCATACCTTGATCTGCTGATATTGCTGCTGTGCGATAAGCACGAGTCATAAGATCAGATGCTTCGCCTACTACCTTAAATGGAAATACTACAGCCTTTTTGGCTGCGCCAACCACATTACCAACATAATGAAATGCAGTTCCAATAGGGTTGTATTGTCTAGTTTCAGTTGGATCTTCGTTACCAAATAGTTGAGGCAAAGATTGTTGTTGATTTGCTGGCAGTTTGTTGTATTGCTCTTGAGCAACCGCTGCTGGCAACGCAGATAATTGATTGTGTACAGCAAAGGCTTTAGAAAGAGCGTTGATACTTTCTAATTCTTTTCCTGTAACACCTGCGGCTGTTGCCGCTGCTTTTAGATTAGGAGCCACTAAAGACCTCTTGCGAGCATTTGCTGATACAGCACAGCAGTCTCACCTGTTGGATCAAATGGAATCATCTTTGCTAAAGTATCTGAAAGTTTTACAGTTGAACTTTGCATACCAAGTACGTTAGATCCAGGTCCTGGTCCAATATCTACGCCTGTTGTAATAGGTTCATCTGGTCGTTGGGTTGGAGCGCTAAAAGGAATTGCTTGTGGTTGCATACCACCGGCACCACCGGTAGCAGAAAGCGGAGCGCCTGCTTGAATAGCGGCTGTCTCAACACCTTCGCCGTAACCGGCAGATGGAATATCTCTTTGTGGTTGACGCATATCGCCAGGACCGCCATCTGTACGTTGTGAAAACTTACCTGGACCGGAGAAAGTTGCTGGATTATTAGGCTTTTGGTATCCGCCTTTACCTGCCATTATTCCTCCTTCATCATTTGTTCTAAGTCTTCGTGCATCTCATCTATGCGAGATGCAAGTTCTGATTCAAAGTCAGTGTGTTTATTTAATAGCCAGAGTAGTTCCTTAAAGAAACCTGCAATTGACATTGTTATATTAAAAAAGAATACTATTGACAACATTCCAAAATGAATAGGACGTACCGGACGATTCATCTGCACCCTCCGGTACGCACTATTGAAAACAATTAAGCCTTCTTTCCTTTGCGACCTGCTGGAGCATATCCAAAATCAACTTTACCGCCTGCTGGCTTGGAGTGATCCATTTTACCTTCGACTACCTTGCTTACAGGTGCCGGTGCGTGTGATCCTTTATTCATATTCCACCTCCTAGTTATGCTGCGCCACCAATGGAGGCTAGTAGTTGTGCTATATCGGGACGAGTTTGTGGGCCAGCAGCAGGGGTTGCACCTTGAGAGGGAGGAACCTGCGAGGCAGCGGTGGGAACCATACCTGCTGCTGGAACTTGTTCTGCTCCCATAGGCGGCATCTCTGGTGCTGGCGGTGGAGCAAATGCTTTTTCTACTACAGTTTCTAGTTGTTGACCCTTTTGGCGGCCTGCGATAACTGCTGCAATACGAGTGATAGCCTCAGTAGGATCTTGTCCTGCTGCTGCCATCTGTGGAATGGCTTGTGCGTACTGTGCAACTGCTACTCGCAGTGAGTCACGCATCTCTTCAATATCAATTCTTTGTTCTTCTTGAGTTACGTTAATATCAATAGGTAGTTCACGGCGAGCATAGTCGCGGGAAACTAACTTATCGCTACGCATTTGTAGTAATGCGATAACTGCGCGGTTAGGATCCATACCAGACATAATGCCGTAGCGAACATCAATAGCATAATCTTTGTTGATGTCTCTTGATGGTGTGTACTTTAGGATGTATGGAGTTCCATCATCAATACCACGAATAGTTTTTTGCATTGAACCAAAAACTACTTCATCTACTTCTAAGCAGAGTCCAAGCAATTCAGTAAACAACCGAGCAAATTGGGCTTGAGCAGATTTAATCTGCGTATCAAAGCCTTCTTGTAGCGCCTGGACTCCGCGACCTGTGACGACAGATGCGTTGATCTGTCCTGAACGTGTCTCTGGATAACGAGCGCCAAGACGAAGTTCGCGCTCAAGTACACCAGACTCAGCAAATACACCCTGCGGAAGTTCTAATGGAACTCGACGGATTAACTGTGGGCTTGCTGAACGAAGAATAGCGTCAGGTCCAAGTGCTAACTCCTGCACATCTTGTGGGATAGCAATTGGTGCTTGAATAGATTTTTCTGCTGCTTGAATTTGTAAGACCGCAAAACGAGCGCGAGCGAGTTGTACTGCTAG